GCTGCAAAGAAAGGCACGATCAAGTTTTTGATCGAAGTCTCTGACCCCGCCGAGAAGGAAGCAATCCTCAGCACGCAATACGAAGTCAAGCCCGCAGGCGACATTGATTTCGTAGAAAAGCAACAGCGCATTGCTAACATCCAGCAAGACTTGCCTCTCTTCCAAGGCCAGCCGATTGGCCAAGAAATGCTCAAAGAATACATCCGTCTTCGTTACCCTGAAAAATATGATGCGTGGTCTAAAGTTCTCACCCAAGGCAACGACACGCAACTCATTCAAGGCTTGGCCCAAGCACTACAAGCCACAGTCACGGATGAAACCACTGGCCAGCTCAAGCCTGAGTTCCAACCCGAAGCCCAATCGCTCCAGCAACTCCAGCAAGCCGTCGAGCAACGCTTAGCTCAGACTCCACAAAATGGAAATCAGCCGAGCTAGATGGATATCGTGGGCTAACAGCGTGGAGACTCTACATCTCCTCGCTTGGCTTAACGAACAACAGAACAGCAGGCTTAAAGCAGCGATGCACAAAGCCTGTTCTTCTGCATCCACACAAGAAGATCTCCTTCGAGCCAAAACGTTCGAAGACATTAAACAACACATCGCAGACCTGCAGCAATAAATCCTATGGACATCACATCCCCAGTCAGCACTCCTTCGGCACCGGCCGCAAGTACGCCCATTAACATCAACAATGGGCCATCAAGCGCACCGTTGCCTCCTAAGCCCTCTACCACGCTGCCCGATCAAGACATCTCTCTTGACTTTGACAACGGCGATTCTACGGCATTTGACACAAACAAAGCGCCTGAGAAGCCTGTAGAAACTCCCGCAGCCGAAACGACTGATGAAACCGCGCCCGAAGAAACCGATCCCTTCGATCTTCCTAAGGATGTTTCAGAAGCCATTAAGGCTACCAAGCCTTCTGATAAACCCGTCGAAGAGCAGAAGACAGAAACCCCGACGAATCAAGCGACAACTCAGCAAGGTCGCGACTATAGCAACCTGCCCGACGAAGTCGTCTCGGTGCTGAAGAAGCTGCCCAATCAGACCTACAATGCCGTTCGAGAGCAACTCCCAAAATGGTACGATGCGTTTAAGAAACAAGGTGAGATTCCTAAATACTACACGCAACATCCCGAAGCCTACAAGCTCGACACTGGCTACACTCAAATCCAAAACGAACTCGAAACAGATCGCTTTGAAGTAGGTGCGCTTAAGGATGCGTTGATCAGTATCAAACAAAACAAGCCCTTTGATCTTCTCACAGGCTACGACGCAGAAGGCAATCCGGTCTTTAAGACTGTCAACCCTGATCGCAACGGACATAACCCCTCGATCGAGCTCGAACTCACTGAGGCTTATCGTCGCGCTCAAGCAAACTACGAAAAGTCTTTTCAAGGCTTCAAGTCTTATCCCGATCGCTTCAAAGCTAAGATCGCAGAAGAGCGTGAGTTTATCAACTCAACGTACAAGAAAATCTTCAAGGACATTGATCCCGACAAGCTCACGCCCGAAGAAAAGAACTATGCGCCGTTGCTCGAAAAGATCATTCCTGATAGCGTGACCGCAGAGGATGCTCGAAAGATTGCACACTATGCAATGATTGGCAACCTGCGCATGGCTAAGGCGTTTCAAAACTACATAGCCCAGCAGAAAACCAAACCCGCTGTGATCCCTGTGCCTCAGGCCGGACCAATCGGCAAATCCGTGGGCGGCGACGACATCCCGCTGTCCGATGGCGGAATGTTTGGTGATGACTAATTGATGCAGAAATAAAACATCTGGCATATCGTTAGCAAAACAACGATTGTCAGACCGAAGCCTTTAACAGGCTTCCGCTAGAAGCTCTGCTATCTAAGCGGTTACGGCTAGGACAGACCTAACCAATAACCGTTTGTGATGTCAGAGCTTTTTTATTGCTCTGAATAAACAAACAAAACGAAAGTATAACAATGCCAGCAACATGGGACTTGCCGCGTTCAAGCGGCCTTTGGAATCAACAGGACATCGCTAACTACAACCGCCTTCCGATCTGGATGGCTATGCAGCAGACCAAGAAGATGCAGATGTGGTCGCGCTGGAAGGACATGTTTCCCAAGATCAAGTGGAAACAGAACATGGGTGACATCCTGCAGGGTGTGATCGCGGAGAACTCTCCGATCGTCAATCAGGTTCATCGCCCGAAAAACATCACCGAGTTGCCGCTCAAGACCGTGGCGAGCACTTGGGAGCGTACGAATCAGAGCCGCGTCAAGCGCCACAACTTCGAATCTCCTCAGTTCAACTTCCTGCCCAGCTTCCGCGATTTCCGCACGAAGCAGCTGAAGTTTGCCGCTGAGGATCTCTCGAAGCAGATCGCTGTCGGCTACGACTTCTTCACTCGCGACAACGTGTTCCAGAACTCGCCGTTCGTCTACATCGTGGGTAATTCCACGGCTGGCGAGCTGCCTCTGGTCAACGCCCCGGCCGCTCTCCCGACCGACACCAGCGCGATCAAGGACACTGCTTGGGTTGCCGCTACGGCCGCCAAGATCGGCAGCGACGAGAACGGTTTCCTCTCCTATCGGCAGATTCAGGCCGTCGCTTCCTACGCGAAGAACTACCTGATGATTCCTCCGATGGAAGGAATGCAGAGTGGTGCGCCGGCCGACAACGAAATGTCGAAGGGCAAGTACATCCTCTGCGGTGGCTCTGAGATCTATGAAGGTCTCGCCTTCGATGAGCACGTGCTGAACACCAAGCCGCTGGCGATGAACCTCCTGAATAGCTCCTTCCAGGGCGCTATCGGGCCGAACATCGTCTTCCGCGAAGAATTCTATCCTCTGCGTTTTGCTGAGGACGGAACGATGCCTGCGCCCGAGATCGAGCTGTTGCTGCCTGACAGTGGCTACTCGACCCCGAACGCGACTCGTCAGACTGTGATCAATCCTGCCTACGCAAGCGCTCCTATCGGCGTGGCGTTCTTGATCGGTTACAATCCCTACGAGCAGATCGACGTGGGTCCGCCGCCCAGCGAGTTTACTGGCGCTTCCATCAACGGCAAGCGTTTCAACCAGCTCACTTGGAACGGTGAAGTTCGCCTGACCGACAACGTGCTGGTCAACTACGGATCGAACAACCTCGATACCAACAAGTACGGTGAGTTCTTGCAGCTGATCGCCGACACCGTGCTCGGTATCATCGGCAACACTCCTCGTAACGTCATTCCCATCATCTATCGTCGCCAGATCGCTCCGTCTCTGTTCGTGTAATCTGAACGACATCAACAACTAATTGACTCAACAACATGAAGAACTTCCTTAAATACTTCGTTACGTTCGCTGCGATGGCTGGTTTGCTCGTGGCGGAAGTTGTCTCCGGTACGTTTACGTCTTCGATCGCCGTGCTGAATAGCACTGGCGTTTCGATCCGTAACTTTGCCGTGAGTGATACCAGCGGTTCGGCTAACACTGTCATTCTCTATGATAATGACTCTGCTTCGTCGACCAACCGCGTCTATGCTGCATACACTGGAGTTGTGCAGTATACCACGAACGTCGTGATGTCCTTTACTAACTTCACTGGCGTCGCTCAGAGCTACACCAACACCGTGCTGAAGACCGACAACATCACTGTTGCTGCGGCCACCAATCAGGCGCGTCGTGTGTTCACGTTCACCTTGCCTGCTAACGGCACCGTGACCTTTACGCCGACCTATCCTGCAGGCACGACCTTTGGTTTGCAGCTGAAGGCCACCGGCAACGGTGTCTATAACGCTGACATCACTCCTCTGCCGTAAACAACGCGCCCACTCGAAAGAGTGGGTTGCTTTTTGGAGTTATAATTTAACCCTAAAAAGCAGCCCAATCTATGATTGGCAACTCGGCAGCTAAACTTTGACGTATGTCTTCTCTATCAACATTACCAAAAGGTGACTCTGCGTGGCTTCTTCGGAAGTCCATTCAGCGCATCATGCAACAAGTCTCTGTACTAGAGACTAACATCGGCTCGTCCACGACGGGCAATAGTGCAAATACTCAAGTCATTTTTAATGACGCAGGTACTTTGCGGGGCGACGCTGGCTTGACTTATAACAAGACCACAGATACTCTATCTACTGGCTCCGCCACCATCACCGGCGATCTGACGGTGGATACGAACGTGTTGAAGGTTGATAGCGCGAATGATCGGGTGGGTATTGGTCTTGCATCTGGCATGACCGCTCCGCTTGAGGTGCAAGCCAATACAAGCGGAACAGCAATCAACATTCGTGGACGCGCTGATAATACCAACGCGTTGAGATTTTACGCAAATGATGGAACAACTCAACAAGCCTATATCGGTGCAGATGATGTTAATATTGATATTCTGTCAACAGGTGGAAGGCCGCTGAGATTTTTCTCAAACTCTTTGCTTCAGTATCAGATCAATCCGCTCGGCGTATTCAACTGGTACGACGGCGCAGGCGGCACTCGGATGACCCTGAATGCCACCGGACTTGGGGTGGGGACGAGTCCTGCATACAAGTTTCAAGTCCGAACTACTTCTGACGGGGTTTGTCAATTCATGCAGCGTGGCGGAGGAACGAACAATCCATATTTCCGAGTATTGTTTACTGATGCTACAGCAACCACGACAATAGATGCCAGTAGCGGAGCT